CATGTTATGGAAATAACCTCGTTCAAGTCTATGGATCTTATGCAACTATGCGGCGTGATAAAAAATAAGTATGACGACTGCACCGCGATAGAGCGTCCACAAGAAATATTGATTGATGTCATTGGACTCGGCGCGGGCGTGGTGGACAGACTGGCAGAACAAAACTTACCCGTGCGCGGTATCAATGTTGCCGAAGCACCATCAAGTAAAAAAAATTATTTGAATTTGCGTGCTGAATTATGGTTCGCGATCAAAGATTATCTTTCACAACGCGACTGTAGATTACCCGTAGATGACGACTTGGTAGCTGAACTTGCTGCGCCTTTGTATAAATATACTTCTACAGGCAAAATTAAAATAGAGTCCAAAGAAGAAATGCGTAAGCGTGGCATTAAATCCCCTGATAAGGCTGACGCTCTGGCTTTGACTATGGCAAGTTCAGCTGCAAGTTTTGGTGGTAGCACAAGTTTTTTAGGGTATAATTTTAAAAAACCACTTAAATCACGAATTATACGAGTAGGGTAACATGGCAGAAAAAATTAAAGAAAAAGATATGAAAGCTGCTGTTGAGGAAGAAACAAATATGCTCAACCTTGTTGGTGTCATCAAATCAGAAATGGATGATGCCAAAGACTTCATACATCAAGTAGGCGCAGACAGAGCCGAATCAACAGAATATTATTTAGGTACAGAACCAAGCAGCACATCAAGTGTGCAGTCTGAGTTTGTGTCAACAGATGTTAGAGAGAGCGTATTGTTTATGTTGCCCTCCATTATGCGAACATTCTTTGGCACTAAAAAAATTGTAGAGTTTGTGCCAAAAGGTCCAGAAGATATACCACTAGCAGAACAACAAACAGATTATATTAACTACATCATTCAACAAAAGAACCCTGGTTTCAAAGTTTTGTATGAAGTATTTAAAGACGCGCTTGTGAGAAAGACAGGCTTCGTTAAAGTGTTCTGGGATGACAGTGTTATGGCTAGCACCCACGAATACACAGACTTAGATCCGCAGTCTTATCAAGCCTTGATACTTGATAAAAACGTAGAGGTACTAAAAGAAAAAGCTACCAAAGAATCTATTACTACGATTGATCCTGTAACCCAAGAAGAGGTTACTCAGGAAATACCTACCAGTTACGACATGACTATCAGACGGCTCATGCCAAAAGATCAAGTGTGTATTGAAGCAATACCACCAGAAGAGATCTTAATATCAAGACACGCACGAGATTTAGAATCTTCATCTTATGTTGCACACCGCATGATTAAGTCTGTATCTGATTTAGTTGCTATGGGGTATGACCAAGAAGAAATGATGCAATATGCTGGCTATGGCGGTAGCGCACTTGATCCGCAAAGCTACGAAGAACAAGAAGCTAGAAACCCTTATGACAATTTAGTTTACCCAGATAGAAATGATGCTGGTGGCAAAGATGTCTTGTATGTTGAGCATTATTTATTTTATGATTTTGACAATGACGGCATAGACGAGCGTGTAAGAGTGTGTACTGTTGGTGACGGACTTCATGTTTTGATGGTAGAACAATGGGATGAACTACCAATATGTATGTTCTGTCCTGATCCAGAACCGCATACAGCTATTGGCTCATGTCCAGCTGACTATCTTAAACCGATACAGGCAGCTAAATCACAGATTATGCGTGATACTTTAGACTCGCTTGGTCATTCAATCTTCCCACGAATGGGTATTGTTGAGGGTCAAGTTAATATTGATGATGTACTTAACACAGACATAGGACAACCAATAAGAATGAGAGCGCCAGGCATGGTGCAACCTTTTGCTGTACCTTTTGTGGGTAAAGAGGCTTTTCCTGTTCTAGGTTATTTAGACGAAGCCAAAGAAAACAGAACTGGCGTATCAAAGGCTAGTGCTGGATTGAACGCAGATGCCCTACAATCTACGACAAAAGCAGCTGTATCAGCAACTATGAGCGGTGCGCAAGGCAGAGTAGAACTAATATGCAGGCATTTTGCAGAGGGCGGTCTTAAAACCATGTTCAAAACAGTCAATTCATTGGTAGTTAAGCACCAAAACGCCCAAGATGTGTTTAGATTAAACGGCAAATTTGTGCCAGTTGATCCTAGATATTGGGATAATGACAAGGATATTGTTGTAAATGTCGCTATATCTAAGTCATCTGATGAAGAAAAGTTTCAAGTTCTTAGTTCTTTAGCAGGCAAACAAGAACAAATAATGACAACACTAGGACCTAGTAATCCTTTGGTAAGTTTACAACAATATGCCAATACATTGACCAGAATGATCGAAATGGCAGGCTTCCAAGACGCACAATCGTTTATAAATACAGAAGTTCCGCCACTACCACCCACCCCGCCAGAAGCACAAAAGCCGTCTGCGGAAGAAATTTTAGCTACTGCTGAAGCACAAAAAGCGCAAAACTTAGCACAAAAAGCAATCATAGACGCTGAAACAGACAGAATGAAAATCATAATGGATGATGACAGACAAAGGGATATAGAAGAAGCCCAGATCCGATTGAAAGCAATAGAACTGCAAGGTAAGTACGGATCACAGGTCAATATCGCTGAAATCAACGCTATTATGGAGCGAGATCGTGAAGTCATAAGACAGACTGCAAAGAATCAAGCCCAAGGACTGTTTACAAATAATGTGCCAACACAAAATATATAATTTAGAAGTTCGCGAGGGCGATCTAGTTTATATAGCAAGAGATATAATGGCCAAAGACGAGAATCATGCGTTACAAATTTTGACAATTTTATCTGGGGGTGAGATAAAAGAAGATTCAAAAGTGATTTTTATTGAAGAACAGAGGTTACATTAATGGCGATTACATACAGAGGCGAAAGATTTAGCGGTTACAACAAACCCAAAAGAACGCCTAGTAAATCAAAGAAGTTTGCTGTTCTAGCAAAACAAGGTGACAAAACAAAACTTATTCGTTTTGGCGATCCAAACATGAAAATCAAAAAAAACAGTCCTGCCAGAAGAAAATCTTTTAGGGCTAGACATAAGTGTGACACAAGTCCACCAAGTAAACTAACCGCAAGATATTGGTCTTGTAAAAACTGGTAAATTATTATGGCAAAAAAGAAAAAAGGTCCAACTCCTACAAACCCTAGTCTATATTCCAGAGTAAAGGCTGAAGCAAAAAGAAAGTTCAAAGTTTATCCAAGTGCTTATGCAAATGCTTGGTTAGTTCGTGAATATAAGAAAAGAGGCGGCGGGTATAGATAATGGCCAAAGGACTGAAAGAGTGGTTTCAAGAAGAATGGGTAGATATTGGCGCACCTAAAAAAGGTGGTGGCTATAAAAAATGTGGTAGATCAAAACTTAAATCTGATCGCAAAAGAAAATATCCGAAATGTGTACCCAAAGCAAAAGCTGCTAAGATGACTGGAAAACAAATAGCTAGTGCAGTAAGAAGAAAGCGGGCTGTAAAACAAGGCGTTGGTGGTAAACCAACAAATGTAAAAACCATTATTAAAAAAAAATAGGAGTAATATTATGAAATTTTTTAGTAACTTATGGGGTAAACTAACTAAAACAGAACAGGTACAAGTTAGAACCAGAAACAAAAAAGGCCAATACATACCTGACGATAAGTCCACACCAAAGGTGAATGAGGCTTATAAAACTGTTAGAGTTAAAAAAACAACTAAAAAGAAAAAGGAGAAGTAACATGCCAGGATACGGATACGGAAAACCAATGAAGCCTAAAAAGAAAAAAGGCAAAAAGAAAAAGGGTAAATAATCATGCCTTTTAAAAAATATTCACCAAAACAAAAAAAACTTGCTCGGGTAGCAAAACCTCGTAATAAAATTACTGGGGCTGATTTTGCAAAACTAAGAACTAAAAAGAAAAAGAAAAAGTAATGAAAGTAAAAGCACCAAAAGGCTACCACTTTATGAAAGTTGGTAAATCTTACAAGTTGATGAAAAACAAAGGTAAGTTTGTGCCACACAAAGGCGCTTCACAAACAGCAGACTTTGAAGTTATAAAAACTCATAAATGAGTGATGCTGTTGCTCTTATTACCGAAGTTGGCTTCCCGATAGCCGCAGCTTTAGGTCTTGGAGTTTTTGTTTGGAAACTGATAAACAGAATCATTGATGGTATGGAAACTAAGTTAGATACCTTAGATGAAAAAGTCCAGACTAGCTTGGACACTATGGAAGAGCGAGTCAGCACAAAGTTAGATAGTCAATATGGCATTATTGTCAGTCTAATTGACAGAGTAAGAGCCGTTGACAATCAAAGTATAAGACAAGATGTGTTGTTAAAAACTTTGTTAGGCGTACCAAATTTAGTTGATATAGAAAAAATAGCAAAGGCAGAAAGAGATGACCAAAGGAAAGATTAAATTTTCGGAAAAAGAAAAAGATACAATAATTAAAATAGTTGCTGTTATAGGCATACTTTTGTGTGTTGGAATTTTTGTAGAAAATGTCAAAGCAGACCAAATAGTACACAAGTTTAAGTCACCTAGTTTTAATGGTGTAGGTACATCCTCTCATTATCTAACAATAGAGAACCAAGAGTTTAGCCGTAAGCTAACTATCAAAGAAGAAATCAAAGCCTTACAAGATGAAATAGAAAGAGAAAAAGAAAACAGCACATTAGCTAGGTTTATGCGTAACCTAGAATCAAGAGTATATGCAGAGTTGTCTAGGCAGTTGGTCAACAATCTGTTTGGAGAAACGCCACAAAATGCAGGTACAATAACACTAGAGGGCAACACTATTGAATATACAAGTGATGGCGTAACATTAACCTTAAAAATAACAGAAGCAGATGGCACAGTTACAGAAATTACAATACCTATTGGTACTTTCACTTTCTAGCTGTTCTATATTTGACCAGTACGAAGATACTTACGAACAAAGATTTTCAAGCAAAGACATAGTATCAATACAAGATCTACAATCTGTAGAACTTAAAAATGTACCTATACCACAGGTTAGTCCTGTTGTTGCTGTATATCCAACTGCTTTTACAGATCAAACTGGTCAAAGAAAAAGCAACAGCGAGTTTGCTTTATTTAGCACGGCCATAACACAACAACCAAACGCACTACTTATAAGAGCCTTAAAACACGCTGGTAACGGAAAGTTTTTTAGGGTAGTTGAAAGAGTAGGACTAGATAACCTAACCAAAGAACGACAGCTTATAAGATCCGCAAGAGAGCAAACCGCAACTGAAGAAGAGAAAAAGAAAGCACTAAGACCTTTATTGTTTGCTGGTATATTGATAGAGGGTGCTGTTATATCTTACGAAGCTAACCTAGAATCTGGTGGTATAGGTGCTAGATACTTAGGAATTGGTAACAGCGTACAGTATAGAGAGGATAATATTACAGTTTCGCTTAGAATGGTGTCTGTAGCTACAGGCGAAGTATTGCTTGAAGTATTAAGTCAAAAGACTATATTTAGCTATGGTAAATCTGAGGATGTATTTAGGTTTATTGAAGCAAATACCGAACTTGTAGAAATAGAACTAGGAAACGCGCGAAATGAATCATCAACTATAGCACTAATGAAAGCGATTGAGGGCGGTGTATTAGAAATAATTCAGTCTGGTTATGATCGGGGTTTTTGGATTTTACAAAATACAGACCAAGGAGTAGAATTACATGATGAAAATAAAATTGATAAGCCTACTTGTGATGCTGAGTGCATGGACAAGTTACGCGGCTGACAACGAAATATATGTAGATCAGTCTGGTACTGGTGCAAATATAGACCTAGAACAACTAGGTATATCTAATATTATTGGTGGACTTAACTCCACAGCAGGTAGTGTAAACGCATTTGATTTGGATGGAAACACTATGACTTTAGATATCAACATGATTGGTGCAACTAACAAATTTCTTGGTGATATATTTGCTGACACATTTACAGGTTTCTACGAGTTTGATGGCGGCACTAACACATTTACTATCCAGGTAGATCCTACAGATACTTATAGTGCTGACGGCTCAAACCAAAATGTTGATGTAACAGGTAGCGGTAATACATTTACATTAAATCAAGGTACAACAGCATTAGCTGCATCACTTGACTTGGACTGGATTATTAATGGCTCAAATAACACAGTTACATCAAATATAAATATTGATGGTGCTACTAACTACATGGATATAGATGGCTCTGATAATACAGTAACTTATACAGGTACAGGTGTTAATGCCTCAGCAGGTGGATATTTTTGGTTAGATCATACTGGCGGTTCAAGAACTTTTAATATCTCACAACTGAGTACACAAGATAATGACTGGCTTAAAATTATATCCGTTTCTGGTACTGCTGCTTCTACTGTTTGCGTCATCCAAAACGATCAAGGTACAAGCACAAGCTGCTAGTATTGGGGATATATCTGAACTTAACGGCTCGGCGCAAATAGTCAGAGATAAAACCTACAATGCTGATCTTGATTTTGCTATACAAAGTAATGATGAAGCGATAACAAAAAATGGCCGTATGGCTATCACCTTTTTAGATGATTCTGTTGTAAAACTCACAGAGTTTTCAGAACTGCTAATAGATGAATATATCTATGATCCTGACCCAAGTAAATCAAAGATGGCACTTACCTTTGGACTTGGTACAGCCAGATTCATCACAGGAAATCTAAATCGTATAGACAAACAAAACATTAAACTTAAAACACCTACAGCAAATATAGCTATTCGTGGAACTGATTTTACGGCCACAGTTGATGAACTTGGTCGTAGTTTAATTATTCTCTTGCCTGATAAATATGGTTTATCAAGTGGTGAGATATTAGTAACTACAGGCATGGGAACAGTAACACTAAACAAACCTTACCAGGCAACTACTGTAAGCGTTTTTGAATCAACACCAACCAAACCAGTAGTATTAGATCTGACACTTGATGTTATAGATAATATGTTGATCGTAACACCACCTAAAGAAGAAGCAGTTATAGAAGAGGAAGCTACAACAGCACAAACAGATAGCGTACTTGATTTTAACGATCTTGATATAGATTATCTTGCAGAAGATTATCTAAAAGAAGATAGTTTAGACTTTACAGAACTTGATATAAATTACCTTGATGTAAACTACTTAGAAGATTTACTAAATGTGCTTGATGCACTAGCCGTTGCAGAAGAAGAGGATCAGTTAGCACAAGCTACTAGCACACAAATAGCAGGTACTTTGCTTGGTAAAGATCCAGATACACAGATTACTGCTTTGATTACAGGTAATGTTGTTAGTTTACGCAGAGAAGTAAATGAAAGCGTCAGAGTAGATTTAGATGGCAGTAATGCTTATACAGTTATTTTGATACAAGACGGAGTATCTAATATAATAAAAATAAACGGCGGAAGTGATAGTGTTATTACTATCACGCAAAGTAATTAAATGAACAAACTATTATTACCATTACTTATAATACTTGCGCTACCTATAATCTTTGAAAGCACGCCAACAGAAATACTAAAATTAAAAGTGTATGACACTTTTGTGCAGACTCCAGAAGAATCTGGTAATTTTGTCATACTAAATATCACAGAAGCAGATATAGAGCGTGAGGGTGGCTGGCCCTTGCCAAGACAAAGATTAGCACAGATACAAGTTGATTTAATAAACCAAGGCGCTATAGGTATTGGATGGGTGGTCAGTTTTCCTCAGGCTGATCGTTTGGGCGGTGATGAAATCTTTGCAGAAACATTAGAGTTTGCTCCAACTGTTTTAGCTATGTTTGAAGATGGTAAGGGTAATTATCCCAACACACCAGGCACAGTTGTTATGGGCGAAGATAATGGTGGTATAATTTCTTTGGGAGTAAAGGAGAACCTACCACAACTATCCAAACACGCTTTGCAAGGGTTAGCCGTTGCTCCCACAGACATAGATCAGTTAGTTCGCAGAATACCTTTATTAGTAAAAACACCCAACAATGATTGGATTCCTAGTTTTGGCACACAAATATATAAAGCCTTGTTTGATGTCAAAACTTACATTATAAAAACTAATGATAATGGTATAGAAGAAATATCAATACGAGGAATACCACCAGTTAAAACAGATAGTCTTGGTCGCAAATGGATCAGCTGGGTTGATACTCAGCAAACTACATTACAAGAAATGAATGTTGCAAATAAGTTTGTATTTGTTGGCGTAACTGCTAACGGAGTCATGCCACAAATTGCTACCCCAGTTGGTTTACTAGAACCTCACAAGATCCAAGCTGCATTATCTGAGTCAATCTTGATACAAAACTCACCATACATACCAGACTGGGCAAAAGCAGCCGAAATTTTGATTTTGGCAATTTTCGTATCTCTGACATGGCTCACAATCAATTATTTCAATGTAGTTAAGGGCGCAAGTATAGTTGTATTTTTCTTGCTCACTACGAGCTTCTCAGGAGTTTTTAGCATCCAAAAAGGCATTTTATTGGACTTTTCGTGGACTTTTGTGTCACAAATAGTTACATCTACTATTGCTTTCTATTTAAACTATCAAAAACAATACAAACTGCGTCAGCAGATCAAAAAACAATTTGAACATTATCTTGATCCTAGACAAGTAAAACAATTACAAGATAACCCAGACTTGCTTAAACTTGGTGGCGAAAAAAGATATTGCACATTTTTATTTACAGATGTAAGGGGCTTTACAAACCTATCTGAAAAATTACCACCAGAACAAGTTACAGATATTATGAACAAGGTTTTGACAGAGCAAGTAACTTGCATACAAGCACATGGAGGTATGGTAGATAAATTTATAGGTGATGCTTGTATGGCAATATTTAATGCACCGCTTGACATAGACGAACATGAAAAAAGAGCAGTAGCTTGCGCACAAGATATGCGAACAGCTATACAACAATTACAAAAAACTTTACCAGAACCAGTTGCTATTGGTATTGGTGTAAATACTGGCGAGGCAGTAGTTGGAAATATGGGATCAGATACTAGGTTTGATTATTCTGCTATTGGTGACGCTGTAAACACAGCTGCAAGGCTAGAATCAGCTACTAAGGATGTGGGTGAAGATATCCTGATTGGCGAAAATACTGCAAAAAATTGTGATTTTGAGTTAAAATCACTACAACCTATTAAAGTAAAAGGTAAAAAAGATTATTTAAAAATTTATACAGTTTGATGACAATAAAAAAAATGACAGTCAAAGATGTTGCAGAAAGGCTTACAAAGCTAGAAACAATATCACATGAGCGTTGGAAAACTGCTTTCAATGAATTTTCAGATATCAAAGAAGAAATCACTAGAATTAATTTAACAATAAAAACTGCAACATTTGGTGTGTTTGGATTTTTAGGCGCATTATCAATCGCAGTTGTAACATCAATGTTGGTCTAATATGAAAGGTTTATTAAAAAATATTGTAGGTGCTGTTGCACCTACTATTGGTTCAGCTATGGGCGGTCCACTAGGTAATATGGCTATGGGTAAAATAGCAGAGGTATTGGGCGTATCTAACGATCAAAAAACAATACAACAAGCAATACAAAATGCTACGCCAGAGCAAATGTTAGAACTTAAAAAAGCAGAACAAGAGTTTGAAGTGCAAATGAAAGAACTTGATGTAGATGTATTTCAACTAGAAACACAAGATAAACAACATGCTAGAGGTATGTTTAGTAAAGACTGGACTGCAAGAATTATTGGTTTGTTTACTATAGGTGGTTTTCTTGGATATATCTTTTTAGTAACACTACAACCACCAGAGCAAAACAGCGAGGCTCTTATAAATCTAGTGCTTGGTTATCTCGGCGGTTTGGCTAGTGCAATCATTTCGTTTTATTTTGGTGCTTCACATACGCCTGACGACAAATGACAAGTCCAGATGCTTTCGTTTATAAAGTAACTTTAGAAAAAGTTATTGATGGTGATACTGTGCGTTTAAAAACTATTGATCTCGGTTTTTCTGTGCAACTACATAATAAATCTGTTCGTATTGCAGGTATTGATACTCCAGAATCACGGATCAATACCAAAAGACAACCGCATAGAACAAAAGAAAAAGAGCTTGGGTTACAGGCCAAATCAAAATTAAAAGAGTGGTTAGTAGGTGACATCACCTTAAAATCTTATGGTACTGATAAATATGGCAGAGTGCTTGGAGACATATTTTGTTCGCAAGGCAATGTAGCAGAATTGTTAAAAGCAAATGATTTAGCAGTAGATTATGATGGCGGTACTAAAACAAAAGTTTGGGAGTAATAATATGAATATATCACAAGAGGGTTTGTCACTAATTAAAAAGTTTGAGGGCTGCGAACTAGAAGCATATAAATGTGCGGCAGGAGTTTGGACAATAGGCTATGGATCTACTAAAGGTGTTAAAGAGGGTAATACTCTCACCCAAGAAGAAGCAGATAAATTGTTATTCCATGAAATGGAAGAGTACGAGGGTTATATAAATAACTTGGTTGAGGTTAATTTAAAACAAAACGAATTTGATGCTTTGGTATCATGGGTGTTTAATCTTGGACCAGCTAATTTAAAAAGCTCTACATTATTAAAAGTATTAAATAGTACGCATAAAGACTGGAACGACATACCTACACAAATAAAAAGATGGAACAAAGCAGGCGGAAAAGTTTTACAAGGTTTAGTGAGAAGAAGAGAGGCAGAGGCATTACTATTTGTTGGTAAAGAATGGCATGAGGTTTAAATCTTTGCTAAACTTACAACAAATCAGGAATATATTATGGCAATAGAATTTGATCCGCAAGAATACATAGCAGCATTGGGATCTGGAAATATGAGTGATCCTCTCAGCAATATATCTAGTATTGCAGATTTTGTGGCTAACAATAATGCAAACTATGGGACTGGACTACAAAACTTGTCAAGCATTATGTCAACAGTAGATCCTACAATGGCAAGCGGTTACAACTATGCAAGATCTATAGCTGGCGGTTTGCCTATGGAGCAAGTTATTGCGCCAGGTGTAAGTTTTTCTCCTGACCAACCAGGTGGTTTTACACAAGCACAACTAAACGCACCTGTAGTAACAACAGCACCAGTTAGTGTTCCAGACGATCCAGCTTTTTTACCTGGAGGTTCTGCTGTCAATCCACCAAATTACGGAACACTACCACCAAATATAATTGGTGGTGGAATGGGTGATAATATAACGATTTTACCACCCGATAATTTAAGATTTCCTCCACCTGTAGATATTCTTGGTGGGTTTAATTTTGTACCTCAAATAGATGTAGATGCTTTGCGACAAGGTTTGCGTGATGAACTTGACTCTCTTATACCAGTACCGCAACAACCTGATTTTTCACAGTTCATCAAGCAAGAAGATATTGGCGGGTTATTAGAAGCAAGAGAACCTGATCTAACAAAATTTATTACAAAACAAGATATAGATGCCTTAATACCAAAAGGACCAACTGGCGGTATATTTTCAATAGAAAATATAAGAGAGGATTTGAATTTACCAGACTTTGACCAATTTGCTATGAAACAGGATATACCCATGATGGCAGAGCCAGACTTATCTAAATTTGTAACACAAAAAGATATTAATGATGCTATTGCTCAAATAAACATACCTACAGTACAACAACCAGATTTAGGTGGTTTCGATAATAGGCTGATGCAATTAGAACAAGGTCTTTTAAATTTACAAACACCGCAACTTCCTGATGGTGGCAATTTTTCTATAGAAAGAATGACACCAGGTTTATTTGTATGAGCATCACACACGAAGAAGCTGTCAAAGCTGCACAAGCTGAAGCCATATTAGATTCTGATGTTTTCAAAGAAGCGCTTGAAAATCTTAAAAACGAATATACAAATATTTGGTTAAACACCAGAGATATTACAGACACACAGATTAGAGAAGATTTACATAGATCACTATTACTTTTACCTGAAGTTGAAAGACATCTACGAATTATGGTAGAAAAAGGTAAACTCACAAAAACACACATTAACAAAATAAGAAATATAGGATAAATATCCCCTTTTTGTAGAATATTGGTTTAAAATATTCATAAATACAATAAAGGAGTATTTATATGGCAACAACGGACAAACCGACTGCACTCAAAACACCTGGCGAAACAACTACCGCTATGTTTGAAAATTTTTTAACCCCTGAAGAGGATAAGGAAGAAGAACAATTAAACGAAGAAGTTGAGGTGGTGGAAACACCTACCGAAAATGTTCCTGAAGTAGAGGAAGTAGAAACTGAAGATCTTGAAGAAGATGTTGAAGTTGAAGAAGATTCTACAGAAGAGGACGAATATTTAGATGAAGAACAAACGAATATTGAAGAGGAAGTCGAGCAACCTCAAATGTTTACAGTTAATGTAAACGGAATAGAACAGCAGGTCACGCAAGATGAACTTATCAATGGCTATTCTCGTCAGCAAGATTATACGCGCAAAACACAAGAACTCTCTCAACAGCGAAAAACTATTGAAGAGCAAGCCAAAGAAGTAGCGCAAAGAGATGCGATTTATTCGCAGTTGTTACCGAAGATGGAAGCCCAATTAAAGGGCGAATTGGCAAACGAGCCAGACTGGGACACACTTTATAAGGATGATCCTGTTGGTTATGTTCGCGAAAAGCAACTTTGGGATGAAAAGAAAGAAAAATTAAATGCGGTAAACGCTGAACAGCAAAGAATCCAACAAGAGGATTTGCAAAAACAGCAAGAACTTATAAAACAACAAGTTCAATACGGCAATCAAAGACTTCTTGAATTAATTCCAGAATGGCAGAACCCAGAGGTTGCTGCTAAAGAAAAAGCTGCTATTAGTGAATATGCTATAAAAGCGTTGGAATATACGCCGCAAGAAATACAACAGGTTTATGATTATCGTGCTTTACTTGGTTTAAGAAATGCTTGGTTAAACTCTAAAACAGTTGCAGCCACAAAGAAGAAACCAACACAAAAAGCACCAGCTAGAAAGGTGGCACGGCCTGGAACAACAAACCGACCAAAAACGGCAACTCCTGTGGTAAAAGCAAAACAAAGGTTGGCTAAGTCTGGAAAAATTACAGATGCGGCTAAAGTATTTGAAAAAATAATATAATTTTTAAGGAGTAAAAAAATGGCAAAAGTAACTAATGCTTTTGATACATATACTGCTACCGCTGATAGGGAACAGCTAAGTGATATAATTTACAACATATCACCAATGCAAACACCTTTTCTATCAAGTGTCGGTACAAGTAATGTAAGTAACGTGGTCTTTGACTGGCAAACAGAAAGTTTACCAACTCCATCCTCAACTGGACAGTTAGAGGGTTTTGAGTTAAGTAGATCAGCTTCTACTGCTACTGTCAGAGAATCTAATGTATGTATGATCTCTTCAAGAGATGCAACAGTAACAGGATCGCAAGATGCATCTGATGCAGCTGGCAAGAATTCTGAAATGGCACACCAATTAGCTTTGATGGCAAAAGCCCTCAAAAGAGATATGGAAGAAGCCCTTACACAGAATATTGCTAAAAACGCAGGTGCAGCTGGAACTGTTAGACAAACTAGATCTTTAGAATCATGGTATCAAACCAATGTGAACAAAGCATCTGACGGCGCTAACGGATCTGCTTCTGCTGCTAGAACTAATGGTACTAGAAGAGACTTAACTGAGGCCTTATTAAAAGATGTACAGCAACAATGTTTTACAAGTGGTGCTGAACCATCAATCTTAATGTGCGGACCATATAACAAATCTGTTATTTCTGGTTTCACAGGTAGATCACAGGCTAGACAGTTTGTGGATGCAAACACTATTGAAGCATCTGTATCTATCTACTCAGGTGATTTTGGCGAACTACAAGTTGTGCCATCAAACAGAAGTAGAGAACAAGCAGTTCATCTGTTAGATCCAGAATTTGCTGGTGTATCATACCTCAGAAATTTTGAAACCATTGACATAAGCACAATCGGAGATGCTCAAACTAAAATGATAGTCGTAGAATACGGACTTGAAATGAAGAATGAAGCAGCACACGGTATTATTGCAGATGTTAAAGTTTCATCAACTGACGGCGGTTAATACTTAGTAATGTGGGGGTGTATGCCCCCACACTTTATTATGGCAAATAAAACTGTATTAGATTATTCTAAAAATAGTAAAAACATCTTTGCTACAGAAGATGATAAGATGATTTGTCATACCAAACAAAACATACAACCCACCCTAGACTATGTGAAAAATTTGTCTGAGTACAAACCAGGCAAAGAATTTCGTCATGTTGCAGAGATTCCTATGGTAATATATCAACAGATGGTTAGAGACGGATCAATCAATGATAAAAAAGCATTGAAAAAATGGCTAAACGATCCTGATAATAGACTATTTAGAACTTGGAAAGGCAGAATATGACATACGCAGAACTAAAAACAAACATAGCTAATTTTTTAAATAGATCAGATCTCACAGATCAATTAGATTTTTTTATAGATGCAACTGAGGGCGAACTTAATAGAAGATTAAGAACAAAAGATATGGTCAAAAGAGCAACAGCTACAGCTGATGCACAATATCTAACTTTACCAACTGACTGGTTAGAAGCAATCAACATAGAAATAACATCAAACGAGTTTAGACCCTTATTTCAACAGTCAATAGAATCATTAGATGTATATAGAAAATCAAATAACAATTCAAGCGGTCAACCAATTTACTATGCAGTTGTTGACAAAAGTTTAGAATTAGCGCCAACACCAGATACAAGTTATACCTTGCAACTTACTTACTACAGCAAGATAGATGCTTTGAGTGATAGTAATACAACAAACTTTGTTTCACTAAACCATCCAGACGCATATTTGTATGGCGCTTTAAAACACGCATCTGTATTTTTAATGGAGGATGAAAGAATACCTTTATTTACAACACAGTTTGAAAAAGCCTTAGAAGAAATAAGATTACAACAAGAAAAAGCAGAATTTGGCAAAGGATCTCTTATGCAAAGAAGAAAAACTTATGGCAAAGCTGGTAAAAACATATATTATATGAAGAACAATTAGGAGAATATAAATGTCTGGATTTAGCGATTATTTAGAAGATAAAGTTTTAGAACATGTATTTGGTGGTAATGCTTTTACAGCACCATCAACTTTGCATGTTGCCTTATATACTTCAGCACCATCTGATACTGGTGGAGGAACAGAAGTAAGCGGTGGCGCATACGCAAGACAAACAGCTACATTTAATGTTTCTGGCACAAACCCAACAACCGCAACAAATGCAGCAGCAGTTGAATATCCAACAGCTACAGCTGACTATGGAACAGTAGTTGCAGTTGGTATTTTTGACGCATCATCAAGCGGTAATTTACTTGCTTATGCTGCTCTTACTGCAAATAAAACAGTAAGTAGTGGTGATGTGTTTAGATTTGATGCTGGCGACTTAGATATTACATTAGCTTAATACAATGGCCTCAGTAGGCTACGGCTTTAGTAAATACGGCAGAAGCCATTGGGGAACACCATCATACGAGTTTGCAGAAGCTACGGCTGCTGCATCATCATCTTTAACTGCAACAGGTCGCTTTGTAATAACAGGTGCATCAACTATTGCAGGAACATCAGGACTTACAGCAACAGGTAGATTTGTTATTGTAGGTGCTTCTACGATAGCATCATCATCAGGATTTACCGCAGATAGCACACTTATACATGACGGCGTAGCTACTATAGCTGCGTCCTCAGGTATGACTGCATCTGGAGTACAAATAGATCTAGGTGCATCAGTCATAGCAGCTGCATCTAGTATGACAGCTACAGGACACCAAATTGATCTTGGTGCAAGTATTGGTCCTATAGTTTCTAACATGACAGCAGAGGGTAGGTTTACCTTTAAAGGACAATCTACTATTGCAGCCGTAGGATCTGTTGTTGCTGTAGGCAGACAAATAGATAGAGGTTCAGCTACATTTACACAATTAAGTGGTTTTTCTGCTTTAGGTGGTCTAAAATGGGAAGATGAGACTGTAGCTACAACCACTTATACAGAACAAACACCAGCTACAACAACTTGGACAGATCAGTCCGTAACAACAACAACCTGGACTGACGCAGCATAGAGGATATTTTATGGCAGATACATTTACAACTAATTTAAACCTTACAAAACCAGAGGTAGGGGCATCAACTGACACTTGGGGTACAAAACTTAACGCCAACTTAGACTCAGTTGACGGAATTTTTAGTCTTTCTGGTACAGCTATCGACATGGGCCAAGTAGATTTTGGCGGTGCGGTAATAATAAAAGGCACAAACCCAAGTCTTACTATTGGTGATGCTGGCGCAGAAGATACTAAACTTGTTTTTGATGGCAACGCACAAGATTACTATGTAGGGCTAGATGATAGTTCAGATAGCTTAGTTATTGGTTTAGGATCAGCAGTTGGCACAACGCCAGCTATGACTATAAATTCAAGTCAACAAATTACAGTTGCGCAGAATATAACATTTTCTGGCACAATAGACACAGGATCTAACTCTATTACAACTACAGGTGCAATAAGCGGTGGTACTGTAAATGGCGTAGGTATTAAATATAACATAGCTGATTTTTCTCAAAGTTTACTTATCAGTAATGATGCAGGAACAGGCACTTTATCTAGTGCTTCAAATAATACAGGTCTAGGACATGAAGTATTTGATGATTTAACATCTGGCGACCAAAATACAGGTGTAGGTTCTTTAGCATTAACTAAATTAACTACAGGTGGAAATAATACAGGTATAGGAACTGTTGCACTTACAGCTTTAACAACAGGTAGTTTTAATACAGCAGTAGGTGATAATTCTCTAGCAGCTAATACAACAGCAAGTAACAACACCGCAGTTGGAGCTGATTCTTTAGGAGCAAATACTACAGGAACAGGATTAACTGCTGTAGGTAAAAATTCTTTAGCAGCAAATACTACAGGTAACTTAAATGTAGCAATGGGTGGTTCTGCTCTTGCATCAAATACAACAGGTACGCAAAATGTAGGAATAGGTGTAAATGCCTTAAATGCTAATACGACAGCCGATAACAACACAGCAGTTGGTTTAAACGCCTTACTGGTAAACACTACAGGTGCTTCAAATACAGTATTAGGTTCTGCTGCACTAGATGCAAATACTACAGCAGACAATAATGTAGCAATAGGCTATGCATCATTAACTTCTAATACAACAGGTGCAACAAACACATCTGTTGGTGCTTTATCTTTACAAGAAAATACTACAGCTTCTAATAACACAGCCGTTGGCTATTTATCTTTAGGAGCAAACACTACAGGTACTAGAAATAATGCTTTTGCTGCTTTAGCTTTAGATGCCAATACAACAGGCTCATATAATAATGCTTTTGGTTATAACGCTTTAACTGCAAACACGACAGGTGAAGAAAATGTAGCTATGGGTGATAATGCAGGTGCAGCCAATACAACTGGTAATAAAAATACTGCAATAGGTACAAGTTCTTTAGGATCTAATACTACAGCAGCTAATAATACAGCAGTAGGTTATGCAGCTTTAAATGCAAATACAACTGCAAGTAACAATACAGCTATTGGTTATAGTGCATTAATAGCAAACACTACAGGTGCTGATAATGTAGCAGTTGGTATGAACTCCTTAAAAGCAAATACAACAGCAAGTTTTAATGTAGCCATAGGTAAAAATTCTATGGAAGCTAATACCACAGGTGCTAATAACACAGCACTTGGTAGGGAATCATTAGCAAGTAATACCACAGCATCAAATAATACAGCTATTGGATATAATGCTATGTTAGTCAACACAACAGGTGTAAATAATGTTGCTATAGGAGTTCAAGCACTAGATGCTAATACAACTGCTTCAAATAATGTTGCTATTGGTCTTAATGCTTTAGGTGCTAACACTACTGGTTCTTTAAATGTTGCTGTTGGCTCGCAAACTTTAGATGCAAACACTACTGGTACAGAAAATACTGCTGTTGGTTATAATTCTCTAGGAGCTTGCACTACAGGTAATTTTAATACAGCTTTTGGTCAAGGTGCTTTGGATTCAGTTACTACCTCATCAGGAAATACAGCATTAGGTTGGAACGCTGGTCATGTCATAACCACAGGTGCTGGTAATACTCTTTTAGGTAGGTCAGCAGGTGATGCTATAAGCACAGGCACTCAAAACATTATTGTTGGATTAGGTTGTGATGTTAGTGCTGCTACTGATAGTTTTTCTATTGTGATAAGCACAGACCAAGATGTGGGTAAGGGTTCATCAACAGCTTTTATAGCACCTAATGGTGGTGGTGTTTTTCAAGACAATAATTCAACAACTTGGGCAACTACATCTGATGCAAGAATTAAAAAGAATATAGAAGATAATAATGATGGTCTTAACAAAATAAATCAAATACAGGTTAGAAACTTTGAATACAGAACACTAGATGAAATAGTAGATTTTGATGAACCAAAATCAGCAGTTGTAAAAAAAGATGGCATTCAACTAGGAGTTATAGCACAAGAAATAGAAACAATTTTACCTGATGTTGTTACAGAAGAATCAACAGGAGTAAAAACTGTAAATGCAGATAATATAACTTGGTATCTAGTGAATGCAGTAAAAGAACTTTCTACTCAAGTAGATGAACTAAAAACCGAAATACAAACTTTAAAAGGAGAATAATATGGCACAAACAGTAGCAGAATGTTTAACAGCAGGAATTGATAGCACAACAGTAATTGATGACATCAAGACTAATGGTAATAAATCAAAATATGCAGGTGGTACAACCGATACAGATGGTAACGCCGTAGCAGGAACTTGGACACAAGCTGAAATCAATGAAGTAGTACAAAGAAATGTAGATCATTTAGAAACTATCTTGCTTTATAAACCAGTAGATAGTGATGATGACACACCAAATGTTGTTGATTCTTCCAATAGCAAAAAAGATACTTGCAATACAGCTATTACAACTGGCAAAGCATACATAACATCAAATAGTTAAAATGGCACTTTTGCCCGTCACACCGCCCGCTGGCATAGTCAAAAATGGCACTGATTATGCTAACAAAGGTCGTTGGGTTGACGGGGATTTAATACGATTTGAAAATGGCTTTCTAAAACCAATAGGCGGTTGGTCAAAACTTATAGCAACAGCTTTAGACGGCGAGCCTATTGGTATGTATGCCTATGCAGCTAATGATGGTGAAGCTGTTTTAGGTATTGGCACAAGACAGAAAGTGTATGTATTATACAAAGATACTGTCACAGAAATTACGCCATCAGGCTTTGTAAATGATGCAGCCAATGATCCACTTGGTTATGGTGCGTATCAATGGGGCGTTGAAGATTATGGTGACGCTCGTTCACAATCAGGATTACCGCTTGCATCTGGACACTTTTCTTTTGATAACTGGGGCGAAGATCTAATATTTTGTTTTTCTGGTGATGGCAAAATTTACAAATGGCGACCTAATACAGGCGGTACAGCAGATACTATAGGAACAGTTGTTACAAACGCACCTACTGGCTGTCAGGCTATTGTAGTTACTAACGAAAGACACTTAGTAGCTATAGGATCAGGCGGAGATCCAAGAAAAATAGCATGGTCAGATAGAGAAGATCGTAATACTTGGACATCAAGCCCTACAAACACAGCTGGTGACTTACAAATACCTACAGGTGGTAGAGCCTTACTAGGTGTCAAATACCAAAATGATGTAATTATTTTTAGTGATACGGGTATAAACAGAATGTATTACACGGGATCACCATTTGTTTATGGTGTTGCAACAGCAGGTTCAAACTGTAAAACTGTTAGCAGAAGATCAGTTGTTGCTACAGGTAACTTTTTATCTTGGATGGGCGAAAATTCATTCTTTGTGTATGACGGAGCAGTTAGAGAAATACCATGTGATGTGCATGATTTTGTGTATGATAATCTAAATGTGCCAGGCAGAAAGGCTTGCTGGGGTGGACACAACTCAAACTTCAACGAATTGTGGTGGGGTTTCCCAGTTGGTAGCAGTCAATATTTACCAAACAAATATGTTATTTGGAATTACAGAGCAAACACATGGGCCATAGGTTCTTTAGACAGAGGATGTTGGATAGACCAAGGTGTGTTTGACTTTCCTATTGCTGGTGATTCAAGCGGTTTTATATATCAACACGAATCTACTACATTAAACGCATCACCAAATTTAGGTACAAGCGTTCCATTTTGCACGACTGGACCAATAGAATTAGGTAACGGCGACAACTATGTTCAATGCAATCAAATAATACCAGATGAAGAAGCTAATACTTTGCCAGGCGTAACAATCAGCTTCAAAGGTAAGTTTACGCCACTTGGCACAGAAACAGATTTTGGTAGTTTTACATTTGAAACAGATGGCTATACAGATGCTAGATTTACTGCAAGACAAGTGCAAATGACAGTAACAGGCGGTACAACGCAAGATTTTCAAGTAGGTAATATAAGACTAAACTTGCGTAACAGAGGCAGAAGATAATGGATCTATCTTCACAACGACAGTATTTACAAAAAGCTGATAATGCAAAGGTATATCTTACAACTAACAGCGTTACTACACTTTACACATCACCTACTGGTACTGCATTTGATTTTACTATTGTTGAGTCTATATTGGTCAACAACAATACATCTGGACAAACCAATATCATTTTAACTTTGACTGATACATCAAGTAATGTATTTAGTTTGTATAACGAACATGTAATTGCAGCTGATACCACCGCAGAACTTTTATCAAAAAGTTTGGTGGTAAAAGCAGGCGAGATACTAAAAGTAACCGCCGCTGATGCTAACAAATTGTATGTCACAGCAAGTTTAATTGAGTATGCAAAAGGCGACTAACAAAGTAGTAGAACTTAAAACACAGGATCAACAGCCTTGGGAACAAGAATGGGCTAGATGTAAGCCATATATTGAAAAAGCAGTAAAGTATCAAGATTCCTATACAATAGACGATATAGAAGATAAAATAAGAACAGGAATATTCCACTTATGGCCAGGCAAAAGGTCTGCTTATATAACAGAGTTTGTACTATATCCACAAGTAAAAGCGTTAAACCTTTTGTTTTGTGGTGGTAACTATAAAGAACTAGAGGAAATGTTGCCGTCAATAGAAGCATTTGCAAAGGCGGCAGGTATAAAAAGACTTTATGGTGGCGGAAGAAAAGGATGGATTAGAAAAATAAAACATCTTGGATTTGAAACAGAATATTTAATTAGAAAAGACTTATGAGCAAAGGAAAAACCACAACAGTTCAGGAAGCTAGTTTACCAGCTTTTCAAGAACAACAATTCAAAGAACTATTTGGCAGAGCCAGAGGACTCTCTCAGCAGCCATTTATACCCTATACAGGCCCAATGGTCGCTGGGTTCAATCCAGATCAACTACAGCAGTTTCAGGCTACTAGAGGACTGGTTGAATCTGGTATGGCGTTTGATCCTACGCAAGCCCTACAAGGATTAGCACAAGAAGATTTTAGACCTACCATACAACCTGTTACTGGTTTTCAAGCACCAACTATACAAGCTACACAAACTCCACAGTTCCAAGGTTTGTTAGGTGCAGACATAGGAGCATATCAATCGCCGTTTCAACAACAAGTAATAGATCAAGCGCTAGGCGATATACAAAGGCAGGCAGACATAGCGCGTGGTGGCGCGCAGGATAGAGCAATTAGAGCGGGCGCGTTTGGTGGCTCACGATCTGCATTGTTAGAATCAGAATCACAAAGACCATTTATAGAAGCACAAGCAAGAACAGCAGCAAACTTAAGACAAGCTGGTTTCGAGCAAGCGCAAAGAGCAGCACAATCTGATTTAGCAAGACAGCAACAACTAGGCGTATTTGGCGCTGGTCAAGAACAGCAAAGAGCTTTACAACAAGCACAACTACAACAACAAAGACAATTAGGTGGTTTAGATATTGCTGGCAGGGCTGCATTATCACTACCACAATTACAAATGCAAGCAAGACAGCAACAAGCTGGTTTGCTTGGTGGTTTACAAGGATCACAACTACAAAACCTTGGCTTGTTAAGTGGTATAGGCGCGCAACAGCAGGCGCTACAACAAAGAGGTATAGATGCTTCAAGAGGCGAGTTCCAAAGAGCGCTTGGATATGGACCGCAACAACTTGGTTTATTGCAAGGTGGTATGGGAACACCGCTTGTTAGCACTACTACAACTGGCAGACAAAAAACTGGCCTTGGCGATGTGTTAGGAACTGCTGCTCAGCTTTATGGATTAACTCTTTTACCAGGATAAAAAATGGCTATGACACAACAAAAAGATAAAAGCGGTTTAGGAACTATGTTATTTGCTTTAGGTGGCGCGCTTCGTGGCGACAAAGATTTTGTGGCAAAAGCTATACAGCTTAAAGAAATGAAAGAGAGCAAAGAGAAAAAAAATCAACAAGAAGAAGCCTGGAAAACTTGGAAAGAAAACAATCTTGATCTAATACCAGATACTTTTAAATCTCTTGTAAATATTATGGATTCAGAACAGGGTATTAATTTAGCTGTAAAAACATTAGACACAAAACCAAAAACACAAAGCGAATATGCGGCTGAAATTTTAAATAAGATTAGAACAATACCTGGTTATCAACTAACAAAAGAGGATGAATTAGTATTGCAAGTGTTAAGAAAAGCTGATCCTCTAACAAGAGGTATAGAAAGTATAGGTGCAGAATCAATATCACAGATACCACAACCACAACCTGATGCTGGCGCTATAAAAACAATCACAACACAAGCAGAGTATGATGCTTTAGCAGATGGAGAAGAATATATTACTAACGGCATAAGATATAAAAAGGGTGAGTAATGGCAAAAAATCCATTTGGAGATTCGCCTTTACAACAAAATCCTTTTGGCGATACACCATCAATACAACCTAGTCCTTTTGAAAAAAAAGAAAAAGTAGGTTTTGCAACAAATTTATTTAGAACTTTAGGCGGTGCAGCAAGGGATGTTGCACAAGCTACAATAGATTTAGCACAAGATATTGGGCCAAGTGGTCCAGGCGTGCTTTTTGGTGATGATCCAAATACGCCTGAAATAGAAAAAGGTATTAGATTTGTAAAAGATGTTGGTGATGCAAGAATTAAATTACCAACAGTTCCAGAGGCAACATATTTTGGAGGTCCTTTTGCGCGTGATGTTGCTACCTTTGTTCCTGCGTTTACAAAAGTAGGTAATCTGGCATCTGGTATAAAGGCTACAACAACAAAACAAAAAATTGCAAAAGGTGCTGCTGTAGGTGCTATTGCTGAACAGTTTGCTTTTAGTCCTTACGAGCAAAGAATATCAAATCTTATACAATCAAAGTTGCCAAACCCTGTAACAGAATATTTACAAGCAGATACAAATGATAAAGCTGCTGAAGCAAGATTTAAAATGGCGCTAGAGGGTGCAGCGCTAGGTGTTCCTGTTGATGCTGCTTTGCGTAGTATTGGCAAACTAAGAGCAGCTAAAAAAGAAAATGATGTAGTAGAACAAATACAAGAAACACAAAAAACGCAAGAACCTTTAGTGGTACAAGACACGCCACAAGAAATTATTGCAGAGGGTACGCCTCTTGGTACAGCAATAGAACAACCTACGCCAAAAAATAAAATGCTACCGCCTAGTTTGAGAAACCCAGATCCAAGACAGAGGCCAGAAGTTTTAACTATAAGAAGTTTGCTTAAAGGCAGAGTTCCAAGAAACGATCCTGATTTTGAAGAAATAGCATCAGCGCTTGGTTATGATATGTCAAACTTTCCATTAGCTTACACAGCGCCTAATGCACCCGTAAACCCTGCTACTGGTATTCCAAGGTCAAGTGTTGCTGATGATTTATTAAAAGAACTTGATGCTGACTACAATTTTTTTCAAGGTACTGGTAAAGGTTCAAGAGAAACCGAGGGCAGACCAGGAGAATTATTTAAAAACGATTTGTTTGAAGCCTTAGAAAAAAACACAGCTATGCCACAGTTTGAACCTGAAATGCTTAGATATTATGAAAAACAAAGAGAAATAGATAACATTTTAGAAACGCTAGATGTTGAAAAAATAAATCCACAAGGTCTTACAGAAGATCAACTAAGTAAAGTATTAAAAGAAATAAATCAAAGAGATAATGCTATAGCTAGTGTCGTAGATCAACAAGAAAAACTAGATATATCAAAACAACAAACTGACGAGATATATCAAGAAATGCTTGCTATCGAAAAAAGCAGATCAATAACATTAGACGATCTTGATGTCATACCACCCAGAAATACTATAGATGATGTTCCAGAATCGTTTACATCTAAAGATATTGGTTTTAGCACTAGACCAGACAGATCAATAGAAAACATAGGCGAAGATAAATTTGCTGGCAATATAAATCTTACAAAAATAAATGAGCCAGATGAAATCAAAGATGTTATAAACAAAATCGCTACAGATAACGACAGTTTTTTAGATGCTAGAAGAGGTGTTGTCAAATTTGGTAGCAAGGGCGAAAACTTAGAAGCATTAGCTAGAGATTTAGGCTTATCAGATGCAACTTTATTTAAAAGAAAAGTTGGCCAGGCTTTTAATTCAGAACAGGCTTATGCGGCCAGAATATTGTTTGATGAAGCAATATCAGAAGCATACACTCTTGCAAAAATTGCAAAGGATGTAAACGCATCACAGGTTGATCTGATTAATTTTCAGGTTGCTATGGCCCGTGCAGCTGCAATACAAGAACAAATAGCTGGTATTACCGCTGAAGCTGGTAGAGCCTTACGATCTTTTAGAGAGAGTGTTGGACCTGCATCTGGCAAAAGTCCGAAAGAAAGAGATAAGTTAATTAAAGAATTTGTTGCTCTTAAAGGCGGTGATGATGTAATAAAAGATATAGCAAACAAAATGAGTTTGTTAGATGATCCAGCTGCGTTAGCAAAGTTTACCAGAGATCAATACAAACCAAAGTTTTTAGATTATATACAAGAGTTTTGGATTAATGCTTTGCTATCTTCACCATCAACTCACATTGTCAACACGCTTTCAAACACACTAGTTGCTGGCTTGACACCAATAGAATATATTACAGCAGCAGCCATAGGCAAGGTGCGTGGCGGTGATAATGTTGTTACATTTGGAGAGGCCGGAGCAAGAGTATTGGGTACTTTATATGGAACGATAGACGGCCTGCGCGCGGCTGGTAGGGCTTTAGTTACTGGTGAAGCAGTAGATCCACTAACTAAACTAGAACTTAATAGACAAGAAACAATACCAGGTATCGCTGGTAAAATAGTAAGACTTCCTGGCACGGCGTTAGTTGCAGAAGATGCGTTTTTTAAATCTATTGGTTATAGACAAGAGTTGTGGGGCAGAGCATTTAGACAATCACAAAAAGAAAAGAAAGGATTAAAAAGGGCTTACGAAATAATGCGTAACCCAGAAGAACTAGCGCCAGATGTTCACATAGACGCAATAGATGCTGGCAGATACCAAACCTTTACAAATCCATTGGGTACTGCTGGTCAATCTTTCCAAAAAATTGTGCAAAGATACCCAGCACTAAGATTTATTACACCATTTATTAGAACACCAGTGAACATAGTAAACTACGCTTTTGAGCGTACGCCTGCTGGATTATTAGGTGAAAGGTATAAAAGAGCCATACAACAAGGCGGTGAAATAGCAGACTTGCAAAGAGCAAAATTAGCTGTCGGTGCTGCCATTGGTAGTTCTGTATTGTATTATGCAAACTCTGGCCTTATAACTGGTCGTGGTCCTACTGACAGCAGAGAAAAATCAATTTTGATGGAAACAGGCTGGCAACCATATTCACTTAGAATTGGTGATAAATATTATAGTTATAATAGGTTTGAACCTGTTGGTATTCTTTTTGGTATAACCGCAGATATGTCTGACATTGGTAAGTATGTTGATAGGCAACTAACAGCTGAAGAAAATGTAGAACTTGGCAAGCTAATGTCTATGTTGGCTGCATCATTCTCAGAAAACATAACAAACAAAACTTTTTTAACTGGTCTAAGTGATACTATTGAAATGTTAAATGATCCAGATAGGTATGGGGAAGCTACAATACAAAGATTCGTTTCTAGTTTTGTGCCTACATTTACATACTACGAAAGAAAAGCAGATGATCCTGTTATAAGGGATGTGCAGTCTTTTGGTGATGGTTTTGTAAATAGATTTCCAGAGATTGTTGGTACTACTGGCGCTCGTACATCAGCAGATTTACCTGCAAAAAGAAATGTGTTTGGTGAAATAAGAACATTTACACCAACATTTGATCCGTTGGGTGGTAGGTATTCGCCTGTAAGAGTGTCAACAGTTACAGATGATGTTGTATTTAATGAGTTTGTCAATCTTGGTTACACGCCACCTTTTCCTAAAAGGACTATTGGTAATGTAAAACTAAACGCAGAACAATATGAAACTTTGTTAGCAAATCAACAAAGACTACAAACAAAACAAATTTTAGCTAGACTTATAACCTCACCTGGATATGAAAAACTTACCAACTCAGCAAAACAAGATGCTATATCTGAAGTATTTAGAAAAAATCAAGCCAACGCTAGAAAACTATTACAAGTACAATACCCAGAAATACTTGATAAAGAGATAGCAGAAACTATTAAAGCGCTACAAGACTAACCAATAGTTACTTCTATACTATACTTACCTAAGTTTTCGCCTTGTTGATCTACGCCGTAAACCATTTCTAGTTCCAAGTCTATAAAATGTTTGGCTTTCATAAGATCCTTAATCCTATCTTCTTTACCGCCTTTATTTCTGGTTATATATTTAAGTGTGCTACCTAAGTTGTAACTAAGTTTATTGGCGTATATATATTCTATTGGCTGTATGCTATGCTGTTTATAATGATCGCCATCTACTTGGTTGTTTGTAGCAAGCATGTCTATTGATTGATCCCATTCTTCAGTAATATTTTTTTTCATTTTTTCTCCACTTTTAGTAATATTATGCTATATTAACACTTATATATAAAAAAAGGGAAAATTATGGAAATATTTGAATCTGATGACAAAATTAATTTTGACATTTCCAACACTATAGATGCAGGCGAGCTAGCTGAACGCTGGGGCGTTACAAAAAAATCTATAGACAATAGACGACATAGAGGGCAAGGACCTAACTATTTTAAAATAGGTGGTAAGATCAGATATGATCTAAAAGATGTTGTCAGAATGGAAGAAGAATCTTATAGATCCGTAGATGGCACACGCATTACTGAGTCCTAGTGCAGCAAAGATTTGGATGTCCTGTCCAGGGATGCCAAAACTTGCGCAGAATGTAGAGTATAAGGTGGGCGTGCCAGCCGCAACAGGTACATTGATACACGAAATGGTTGAAACATTATTAAAAGGGAGATTACAGAATTTGACACTTGAAGAATACTATCTTGGTAGTACACATCATGTTGAAGATTTTGATATTACAGTAGATCAAGACATGATTGATTGTGCAAAGGTTTATGTAGAATACATTGACAAGCGCATGCACGATCTTGATATAGCAAGACCGCTTATAGAAGAAAAGGTGAGGATGCCAGAAATACATAGCGATCTATGGGGTACAGCTGATGCTATATTATTAAGTAAAAATCATTTAGAAATCGTTGATTTAAAGTCTGGTAAATGGGCCGTAGAACCAGATAACCCACAGTTACGCATCTATGCTTTAGGTGCATTATCTCGTTATGGTAACGAAGATACAGAAGTTCAAATGACTATTGTGCAGCCAAGGGGTTGGCACAAAGATGGTCAAATCCGATCATACTACATATCAGCCGTTAACTTGGTTGAATGGGGTTATGAAACTTTAAAGCCAGCCGCAGAGGCGTGTTTTGAAGAAATACCCACATATAACTATAGTGAAGCTGGTTGTCGCTGGTGTAATGCTAGAAGTATATGTGATACTTATAACTTAAATAAAAGGGAGAATGTAAATGTCTAAAAAAGATAATACACAGCAAGATGCGCCAAAAAATACCATACAGTTTGGTGATGGACCAGCGTATGATGCTGATACTATGCCAGATGAAGCAAGGGTTTTGTTTGCGCGTTGGCAAGAAAAACAACAAGCATTAGCTATGGTTGACAACAATAGGGATGATCTGATGATTATTCTTGCACAATATGAAGTGCGAATGAAAACTATATTAGAAGCTGATAACAAAGAGGAAACAAATGTCGTTAGCTAATATAAGAACCAAAGCAAGATTAAAGCCACCTATCATAACTTTATATGGTCCAGGTGGTATCGGTAAAACATCTTTTGGTGCATCAATGAACAAACCTATCATTGTGCAGACAGAAGATGGTATAGGCAAAATAGAATGTCCTCACTTTCCAGTAGCACAAAACTATGAGGAGTTTGAGGGTAATCTAAAATCATTAATAGAAGAAAAAAGCGAGTTTAAAACTGTTGTCATAGATAGTTTAGATTGGCTAGAAACTTTATTGCAAGAGCATGTATGTCAACAAAATGGTTGGCCAGAGATAAGCAGTCCTGCGTATGGTAAGGGATATGCAGTTGCTTTAGAAACATGGAAAGATTATTTAGGTCTTATTAATCAGTTGCGTAAAAAAGGTTTTACTATCTTACAAATAGCGCATAACGAGATACGAAGATATGAAGATCCAAGTAACGAGCCGCATGACCGCCACCAAATAAAACTACACAGAAAAGCTGCCGATCTTGTAATAGAACATAGCGACTGTGTATTGTTTGCTAACTACAAGATAGGAACTATCCAAGTAAAAGGTAAAGGTGGCAACATGACCACTAAAATGAAACAAGGCGACAGAACAATATTTACTGAGGCTGGACCTGGTTTTCAAGCTAAGAACAGATTTTCACTTGATCCAGAAATGCCTTTTGACTGGAAAGCTATAAGGGAGGTTATGATTAAATGAGTAGTCAGCGTAAAGAAGATGCCTTTGATAAATTAATGTCACAAGTTGAAGAAGATGATGCAAAGGGTAACTTAGAGGCAGAAGTTCAATGTGTTTCACATAGATACGGACTGCATGAGGACGACGACAGGGATGAAATTTTGTTTCATATAGCTGAATCGTTTTATGATAATTTTGTAAATATATAGGAGAAAAAAAAATGGATTTAAGTAATTTTAATGTCAATACCGAAAGCAGATCAAGTGTTGAACCTGGCAGACATATTTTAAACTGGGTAGGTGAAGATGAAGATCTGATTGAGGGTAAAAATAATTGGCGTGGTTGTAAGATGTATTTTGAAGTTGATGGACATGGTATGAAAATCAGCCATACATTTACAGTTGCGCATGATAATCCAGAGGTTGTTGACAGAGGTGTAAAGTCTTTGTTGTTATTAGCGCAAGCTATGGGACTGAAAGAACCACCAAAAGATACATCTGTTGCGTTTATGAATAAAAGCGTTGAAGCTGAAATTAGAAAAGGCAAGGATGGTTATTTAGAAATAAATGATGACTTTGGTAAGACCTGGCAAGCAGTCAGTAAAACAAAAGATGATACTGATGATATACAGGTGTCACCATCCCAAAAAGATTTAGATGCGGTCGGATCAAGCGCATCTGATGATGACGATCTACCATTTTGATCCTCGTGAAAGGCCAACGCTGTGTGCTTACTGCAAAGCACCAGCTGGCCCATTTTTATACAAAGACAATGAATATTGGCTTGGAGCGTGCAGTATGGAACATTTAAAGTTGATTGGTAAGGGTGAGAGATTGCCAAACAAAGCACAGCTAAATGATCTGGGCGTTGAATACGCTATTGCGCAAACAAAAGAAACTTATACAAGTTTAACAAAGAGTGAGAAACATAAGCCGTTCCACGAATGGCAAAGAGAAAATAGAAAAAAAGTTTTTACATCTATTGTTAGACATTACTTAAATTGGGCCAACGAACAAGCCCAGTTAGATGACAAGAGAGCCGCAAATGGATCTAACAAAATACTTCAAAGAGAAAGTAATACTAAATGATTTAGGATTTAGCAAGGGCAAAAATACAAATGATTTAGTTTCCGAAATGCAATCGCATGGATTGTGCGTTGACTATTTACAAGTAACAGGCGAAATCGTGCGCGTACCTGTAAAAGCAAACGGCACAAAACCAGATACAGGCGGTCAGAAGTCTGGTTATTATGTTATTAACAAATTAGGGGATTATTATTTTGCTACCTTTGGAAACTGGCGTAATGGTTTTGAGGGTAAATGGAGTTCTATAGATACCAATTCTTTACCCGCAGTTGACCGCCAGGCATTACGCGAGCAAATGCAAGAAACTACGCGTAAAGCTAACGAGCAAAGGAAACTGCGACAAAATGAAGTTGCAGTTGAGGTACAGCAGAGATTTGATATATGTAACAGCGTTAGCAAGCATGATT